GTTGTTACGCAGGACTATAAGATTGAGTTAGCTAAAACACGTAATGATACTGAGATTATACCACGTTTCAGCTGTGTTTTAACACCCGCCGACAGATATTATTTGCCACACCAGGATTTATGTGTGGTTCAAATACGTTGTGCTGGCGATCAGCCTGATCTTATGAGTTTTATAGCAACACACAGGAAGGTTAGAAAGGATTATTGCTATAATATGACTTTTCTTGATGTTACCAAGCCAACAGAATGGATCGTTACGGGAGATGTTCGTACTGTCACTTCCGAATGTCATAATGTGGTTAAGTCTAGTACTAATGAAGACGCTGTAGATATTATGCAGTATGGCTGTGGGTACAGATGCTTTGTTCATACTAAGCCAGGTATGTGTATGGGAGTTCTTTACACTTCTACCAATTCATCTGAGATAGTAGGTTTTCATAGCGCTGGATGTGAAGGATCACATGATGGTTTCTTTGTTACACTTATTTCCAAAGAACTTGAGGATGCTTGTAAGTATTTTATTACTAAGGGATTTGTTGTCCATAGTTCCGGTACATTGGATGTTAAGCAATATGATATAGACTTAGAAATTGAATCTTACATCCACCCCAAAAGTCCTATACATTATATGCCTTATTCTCCGGATGAGGATAATCAGGTAAGACCCTCAGCGGAAATTTATGGGTCACATGGCATTGGTCGAGCTAGACCTTATACATCTGTGCAACGCACTTTTATATCAGAACAGGTGCAGTTGATAAATAGTTTGCAGTGTAATCACACAATTCCAGACAATAGGAATTTAAAACATCATTGGCATAAAGATTTGAATTTGCGACTGCGAGGGGAAGTTTGTGTGCCACCTCATATTCTTGAACTGTCTATTAAAGATTTGCATAAGCATATAAAAGATGTGGTTCGGCCTTTAGATATGACTAATGTTAAGGTTTTATTCCATGACGCAGTGTTGGCTGGCATAGACGGTGTTTATGGTATAGATAGTTTAAATTTGTCCACCTCTCTTGGATTTCCACTGAACAAGCCGAAGAAAACTATCTTAAAAGAGAGTATTCGTGTAGTCAAGGGCATTACTCGTCCGTTGGATATACCGGATAA